TTTGAACATATTTTGTTTGTCTTCAAGCGACATAAGTCCATTTCCTGTTAGTGTTGCCATAGGTAATAGTCCTCCCACAACTGATATTATCTCTGGATTTTGTATCGCGTCTTTTAAAGATTTTTTTTGTATCATAATAATTTGATTAAACGTTAAACGATATTGATTTTGAAGTTAAATTGGCCTTAGTTGTAAGGGTTGTTTGGTCGTAAAAGCTTGAGATGTCAAAATCATGAACATTCTTCACATAGAATGTACCAGACTGACAACGTATACTTTCTATTATCCCACACGAATACCTACGAACCTTGAACATAAGGTTTACATGCCTGAGCTTACCAATCGTGATAGTATTGATAACATACTTCTCACTGCCTACCCATATTTCGCCAAAATTTCCAATATTGAGAACAGCTGGTCCGTTGGAAGCGTTCTGTATTGTAAATTCCATATAGTCCCAATTAGGCAAACACGAATCCCTGTCTTCGGGAACATAGGCAAGCACACGCCCCCATTGAGGACTACCGTTCCATTCTCCTGTAAGTGCTACGAAATTAGACGTAAGCGGAATTGCTATCTGACTCCTACCCAACTCTACAGAACCTACTCCAACTGATCGAGAAGCGAACATATTTGATCTCCAGAAGAAAGCTTCCCCTGTCTGCCAATTCAAACAAATATTCGGGCGAAACGCATTCTCCGGATTCATCGGATCGGCCGCATTGAAGTCCTTATAATTGGTTACATCATTGTTATTGGTATCTTTCCCATGCTCCGAAATCGTGTACTGGTCATAGAATATAGCCTGCCCGATTTTAGCAAATTGAATCAATGCAAGTTCAATCTCGATCGCATTGAAATGCTCAAACGGAAGCCACGTAGCTTTTTCTCCATTTTTTGCATAATCTTCTGCCGGTGTCATACCCTGCTCAGTGCCTAACCAGGTCCCTACCTTGTTCATTACGTACCTGACCGCATCCTGTGATGCATTAGGCTGGAATACAACATAAGGAGCGATATTGGCCGAACAAGTATATCTAATTGTATCTGAATAGATACCAGCCGGATATGGGAGTCTGGTCACTGGCTTAACACGATACTTAACCTCTGTTGTTTTACTAGCTAACATGATATAATTACTCTTTCGTTGTGATTACTACTGCGACATTACCGGATGCCTGTTGACACATTTCTTCAGTAACTGTTCCCGAAGCTGCTGCTGTTTCAGAATTTTCCGGATTAAGGATAATGCCAGCAGCATCCATAAAGGTGAAGAAAAAAGTCATGTCCTTGAATTTCGTTGTCTGTCCGCGCTTTACTAATATCGGAGTATAGACGACTGTTCCGTTAGATCCCTCTTCGATAGTCTCATCCTCAGGCGTAGGGTTCGGAATGATATCCAGCGGGTCTGATGCATCTGTAACCGTCTGAACATCGGAGCCGATGAGCGTACCATTCTGATAGACCTCTACCTTGAACTGACTGACTGAATCAACCATATCATTAGTAGCTGTCAAGTTTTTTTCATTCTGCCCAGAAATCACTTGCCATACACCGGAAACAAGACTGTACCACTTGTAAGTTAGCCCAGATGATATCTCGTCACTGCCAATACGTGCAACCGTCTGAAGAATACAACTGTCATTATTAGTTGTCAGCGTAAAATACTTATTATCTCCAGCCTGAATCGTCACACGAATAGCATTTGATGTGCCTTCCGTAATCGGAATACCATATACAGTCTGTATCTTGTCCGAAGTATTACCTACGGCCACTGTAGCCTCAGACTTAATCGTACATGGAGCTGCACCCGCTGCTTTTACAAGATTCTTCCGAATCAGCAATCCATAATAATTTCTTGTACCCTTCTGATAAGGGAGTGACTTGAAATGACCGGTCTCACCATTGAATGAATTGGTAGACACGTTATCACTACCGAATGTCAGTTCCGTATCATTGAAGAACCACTTCACCAGGTTAGGAATAACCAGCCCATCTGCAACTCTTGATGATGTAATAATGTTGCTTAACGTAGGAAGAAGGGTAGAAAAATCAGGAGTAATATTTGTCGGATTCTGAGGATCACCCTGATATTCCTGATACAAATCTCCCTTGTCGCACTGCAACATAGGCATATAAACTCCGGACTTACGCTGATATACGACCTGTCCGACCTTGCTCGCTAAACTCATAATTACTCTGTTTTATCAGTTTTACCATCTGTTACATTCTCGCCGTTTTCTTCTCCAGCAGGAAGCGTAACCGGATGATCTGTATCCGGCGTATCTTCCACTTCTGCATCCTGATAATATTCAGGAATGGTTACTTCTGCAGGCTCGGCCGTACCATCAATCTCTCCCCTTGCATCATTACCAGTCATTGCCACTCCACCGACAAAAGCCGCACGATCGAATATAGTTTCACCCGGAATAATGTTTAAATCTGCCTGCCAAAGCAGGATATTACCGTCCGCTGTCTTGTTACGGTTCTCTACAGGTGCACCAATCTTATCGGCCACCTTCTTCGTCACTTTAATGTAATATGCCATAGTATTCTAATTATTAATTCTGTCAAACAAAACATTACCATCCGCATCTTGCAATACTGATTCGTCTGTATCGTCAATCAATATTGCTTGTGCCCCACGATCTTCAACCTGCAAGTCAAGCAGCATGCCCTCTGTGAAAGGAATGGTCGGACTTACTCCTTCCCCTGCCTTACTGTAATCTGATGCACCAGGCTTTTTCACCAGCCAAATAAATTTAAACCATTCTTCAGGACTGGATATCACTCCTTTTGAATCACGTACATACCCCTGAGGATATATGTAACTTGTACCAGCCGGACAACCGGTAACAATTCCTTTAAAATCACATTCAATCCGTGGTATATACCTTACAATACGAGTTGTTGCACTCTGGTCGAAAAGATCTGGTGAAGAGGGCAAGGAACCTGTCTCACGGTATGCCGCCTTGCATACATAAGTCTGCTCATCCCCGATAAAATCACGGTTAACGACAAGCACGTTCTTATTAACAGACACAATCTCCCAGTCATTATCTCCATTACCATCGACAATTTCTTCCAACGCACCTGTTGACAGCACTCTGTACCACCAAAATTTGACACGCTCATCTTCTGTTATGTCCTTATTTCCAGCCATGAGCTTAGCTGTAATCGTCTGATTCAACACGTCACGTACAGGATACCATTGTACCGTATCAGGAGAGTCAAGCGTAAGAACCGGCTGTGGAGAACTGGAGTCGGACACAATAATAACCTTGCTGGCTGTGTACTTCAAGACTTGGTTAGTACGTGCATCCACATATTCAGCAGAAAATTCAAGAGTGATGGGATTCGCAATGCTTGAATTTTTTTTCACCTGTATCTGCCCCTTGTTATCTCCCGTCTGGGTTATCACATAATCAGTACCGCTACTAATTAAATTCTGTACACCTCCGATACGCTCATACCACTTCATATTTGTAAGTTCTGAGTTTATTGCCTTGGGAGCTGACATAGAATCTGCATCGACAGCCGCACAGCGAGGGAAAAGAGTAAGAGGGGTAAGCGTATAGTCGGGGGTAAACGACTTATCCATGGCCGAATAGAACTGTCTGTCCGGCACACTTGTCACTACCTGCATACTTATGCTTGCCTGTAGAGGGCGGTAGTTGATGTTAAGACTTTTCTTTTTACTTGCTAACTTCATATACTGTCATTTCATTAAGTTTCGTAATCTGCAAGATTTCGTCTACTATTACGCCCTGATCAGCCAAAAGCTCAGCGGCACGCTTAGAATTAAAACTGATATTTTCTTCGGTTTCAACAAATCTTATTTTTTCGGTGCTTCCACATCGGGATATAACGCCATAAACTTTAATCCTTTTCATTCTCTTCATATCGTTAATTATTAATCAAAAGCCCTTTGTCATCTCAGCAGTTTGTACATTCTGTCCGTCCCGCAACAAGGCTGTAGCCTTAAAATTACATAGGCCTTTTTGTTTGAACTCGAGTCCTAAATCATCAAGAGTAACAGTCAATGTCTTGCCTGCATCTGCCCTCTTAATCGCCCAGGCATTATCTTCGCTTACATTTCCTGTGTCACGTGTCCATGTCACATCTGAATCTAGAATGTGCTCAGTCACATCACCGTTGTACAGTTTACCAGACAGGGTTATAGTTCTAATGACAGCATCCTCCACCAATTCCGTGTCATCTATTACCCATCCGTTATCAACTTCTATATCTATCGTAAATTCAGGATTACCTTCTATCATTGCCCATCCGGTACTAGCATAGCGAGGTTCGTCAGTGGTCCCGGTAACAAGGCACTTCCAGCGACAGCCGTAATGCCATACCGTATCAACCGTTTCTTTGCCAGCAGTATAAGGATTTTCACTTTGAGCGACCTCCAAGGACCAGAAACCACGGTCGTTAAGCTGCACAACAACCACACCCTGATAGTTAATGCGCATGAGATCCTGTATGGCAATACCACGACAGTATACATAACTCTGTCGGTAATTGATTGGCAAGTTATCGAACAGTTCCAACCTCTTCAGTTTCCCGATAATAATGCTGTAGTTAGATTCCTCAAGTATAGGTTTCGTGACACCGTCAAGCATGCAGATACAGCCTTCATAGCTGGATATATACCAAAATCCTTGTCTTTCTTCGTCTACCGCATTTCCTCGACGGGTAATTACCATGCCGGAAGCAGGAGGATAATTTTTTCCTCCAGGAACCTCTTCATCCGGATAGAGCACTACGTTAATCTTATTTTCCGCCTGCATCACATTCAGCACACGGAACCAGCTGTCATAATATTCTCCGGTTGTGTTAAGGTTATTCACTGAGCCATAACTTACGTCCTGTTCCTTGAATGCCGTGATATCATTATCCCAGCGACGACGGAGATACAGGTCATAAGTGCCGTCTTCGAGCTGCTCAATCCGTTCGATAGTACCAGCCTCAGAATAAGTAACGTTTCCTTCTTGAGCAAACCAGCGATTGTAGATAAGTTCCTTCACAACCATAGAGCTGCGCACTTCAAGTCTTTCGAATTGTCCACGCCCATCAGGATATATGCCCGCGCCTTTGCCTGTAATAAGGGAATCAATAAATTCACCAAAAGACAGTAAGAAACTTGTCCCATCAGGTCTATCTTTTCTGATAAAGTTATCCAGATCGGCTAAAGCAGTAATCAGCTCAAGAAAGTTAATTTTAAGTTTCTCAAAATTACGCTCCCATTTCAATCGGACATCACGGCCAAAATCATTAGCACCGTTCCAGGGTACTATATTTTCAAAATCCGTATTTAACTCCGGTGTTTTATTTTGTGTCGGTGTATTATCTGTCATGTCAATTCTAATTGTTGTCCGTTAAATTCCAGCAACAATGGTTGCCAGCACATTTTTTCCTCATAGGTATCCATATCTCTGAACCGAAGCATATAATCAGAGAATCTGTTACGTTCCTTCCGATTAGAAGGGAGCAGCTGTGCATGCAGTACCGTTACCGGACCATGCGATTTATCCTTATCATAGGAATACGACATAAAGCTGAAGGAGAAAGTCTTGCCAGCCCTGGTCAGCTCATGCATCTCTTTAATTGCCTCATATATTTTCATAACGCAAAAATAGTTTCATCAGAAAGCTGAAAAAAGGACATAAAAAAACTGCCTACCTTCACAGGCAAGCAGTGTATGAAGAAAAAAGAAAAACTAACTAGAAAACCTTCTGTAAGAATAATATATCAAGAACACCAGTAAAGCAAACGATATTATAAGTGAATAATTAGAGAAACTGAATAGCGGTTCCTTATCAACCGATTTCATCTCATTCTCTTCGGTTATATTACTACTAGAATGATCATCAATCGTCGTCTTGTTATTAAAATTAACCGAGGAACTGTCACGCTGATAAGTCTTATTGTGCGAGATTTCGGTTTCTTTTTCAAGCACCGGGATTGTATTACCTGAAGAATCAATCACAACTGCATAGTCGCGTATAATGATACGTTTATCGTCTATCCAAGATTGAGCCAATTCAGATAACGACACATGATCGTCAATTTGCATATTTTTATGGCTTTCATCAGTTCGAGATGTAGTCTGATTTGACTTATCCAGTCGTACCGACCGGCACGACTGGAGTGTCAAACCTAACAGAACAACCAATAAAAACCCAATACACAACAAAAGAAGAACATCACTTGAATCTAATTTTTTCATTTTCCCCTTAATAAGACAGATTTAGCTCGTTCCAAATGCTCAGTACGATCTTCGAGTCCATTGAATCCGCCGTTAATTTTTTTGGTAATTTTCAGCAGCTGATCCTGATCGGCCAGTTCATTCAACTTATTACGGTTCCAGAACCATCCGGCTACAAGTGCCGCTAAGTCTGGTTGCTCGACTCGTTCCGGATGCTCCAGCAAATTATATTCCTTTTTTGTAAAATCATTAAATGCTGAATAATTAATCCTACCAGTCAGCTGTATAAGTCCACGCCCTTTAAATTTAGGTCCGTCACCAGGCATAAGGTTACCCAGATCCTTACGTCCTTCATAGGCTTTTCCGGAAGCTATTTCGCGGACATAGCGAAGAGATCCACTTTCATGTGCGATTTGTGCCAGAAAATGAGCCTGACGCATTGGCGTATCAATTTCAAAGGTCGCCATCGTATCGTTCAAGTGCGGCAAGAACTTGTCTATGTTCTCATCCGTAGCGAACGGCATAATTTTTTTAAGCGTTGTTTTGTCCATTATTAAATGTTTTTTTCAGTTTGTACCGATATGTATAATCAATGCCGAACAAGCTTCCGGCAAAAGTGCTTACCTCGCCATAAGCAATCAGCACCGAGCTGTGTATCTCGCCTACTGGAGGAGTCCATAATCCCATTATCAGCATTGCCATGCCACTAACGGTAAGGAAAGCAGCCATGGCAAGCTGTATTGTTAACTTTTTGTTTTGCATATATTATTTTGTGTTTGTGTGACAAAAGTACCCGTAATGCACTATAAAAAAAAGGACATTACCGGCTAGCATTTTTCTCGAGCATTTCCAGCCTCTTAATACCATCACGTATTGTCCGGACACTCACTGTCATTTCCTTCGTAGCAATATTACTAAGATGCTTATTCGAGATACGCAATTCAGCAAGAATCAGCTGTATGAGTACCTTAATGTCATAAGAGGATGCTCCGGAGATACTTTCAACCTGGGTAGCGCTGTCAGTGGTATATCCACCATTGTACTTACCATTTCTCATACGCACCTGTTGCAAGATCTGAGTAGTATTAATCATACCGATAGTACCATTTTTCTGAGCGATATCAAAGACATCAAGGAACTGCTTAACATGAGGATTGGCCACACCTTCATGATTTGCAACAAATTCATTCTTATGTACCGGGATAACACCGGCTACATCTCGAGAATCTCCTTTAGCCGTGTACCCCTGAACGTAATCATCAGAATATCCGCCGGAATATAATCCCTTAGCCTGTTCTCTTTGTTGCTGAGCAACGACTAATTGAGCAGCACCTTGAATAGCTGCTGCTGCACCTAGAACCGGGCCTATAAATGGACCAGCCTTCCAAGCAACCATAATAGCCGCAGCTGTATTAGCCAAGATATCTAATACATTTAATGCAAATTGTTTATCAGCATATTTCTTTTTAATTTCCCATACTGCTTCTTCCTTTTGCTCTTCCAGTTCAGTAGTATCTTTACCAGCTTTCTGAGCAGCTTTGATCTGAGCATCATACCGACTTTCAACCTTGGATATCTCACTATCTTGCATGGCAGACATCAGCTGTGATACTGAGCCAGCCAACTGATTAAATGTATCTAATGCAGCTTTCCTGATCTGAGTACGTTCTTCTTCCTTTTGTTTCGTGATTTCAGTCAGGCGGTCCTGATACTCCATTTCAGAGATAATACCAGCATCGTGAAAGGCTTCCAGCAAAGCCAGTTGCCCATCCAGACTCTGTTTGTACTTGTCGATAAAATAATTATCTTCTTCCGGAGCTTCTTCTTCAATAATATTTAAAGAAGCATCTTCCTGTTTGGTCGGAGTCTGATTTGCCAGTTTATTAGCATATTGACGATTAGCTTCCACTGTCATTGCAGACAGAATCTGCTGATCGATTAGGGATGTATCTCTCTTGGCTTCTGCATACAATTCCCTTTTTTTAGCCAGAAACTTAACTTCTAAAGCATACAGTTGTTCCTGGTACTTCTCTTCTTCAATCAGTCCCAGAGCATGCTGTGTGCGCAAGTCCTTTAATTGCGTTTCATATTCCTTTTTAGCCTTATCAACTTTATCGTCAGTATCACCAAGAGCCGGAGTCGTAAAAATATTTTTTTTCTCAGGTATCTTATTGATAATTTCTATCAACTGATTTTTCTGCTTCAGCAAATTATCTAATTCAGCTGCTTTTTCGGCTGTATTATTGTCTAGGACTCGCAATAAAGCTAATTTTTGTGCCTGATCAATATCTGTTCTATCTTCAATGATTTTTTTCTGTTCAGCATAATACTTGCGATAAGCAATCGTTTCAGCAGTAAGTTTGTCTTCAATAGCCTGGACTTCAGCCTGTGCATCAGCTTTCAGCTGGGTAAGCTGCCTTTGATTCAGCGAATCTAAATTTTTAGCTCTATCTTGTACAGACTGTAAGGCAGCCATATCTTCAGCATTTTTGTTCAAAGCCTCATTGAGATTTTTCTGTGACTCCGTAGCCTTATCAGTTTCATCACGGAAAAAGGCAAAGTAAGTAGCAGCTGCTGTTGCTCCAGAAATAACCAGTCCCCATGGGCTGGCTTTAGTCGCCTTGCTAAACAAGTTGGTTGCCCATGTAGCAGCCTTGGTTGCAACTTCATACGCTTTCGTTGCCAAAGTAGCTGATTTAACGACAATAATGTAGGCACTAACAGCTGCTGTAGCAGTAACAATAACTCTCTTGTTTTCAATCAAAATAGAAACGACAGCACTCAATCCTTTAACAGTGAGTGATCCTGTTGTTACCATGTACTTCATGACTGGGAGCAACTGTTCTCCAAGTTCTACACGGATATCAGAAAAACTCTTTTTTGCCTTATCAAGTTCGGCCTGCACTGTAGAGTTCTGGACGGAAAATTCGTTATAAATAGAAGTACCTTCTACGAAAGCCTGGTTAGCTCCCTGCTGTTCCTTACGAACTTTGTCGACATTACCGGCTAATGCCGAGATAACACTTGCAGCTTCAGCTCCGGAAAGACTCATCTGGTCGAGTACAGGAGCCAATTTATCCATACCGCCCAAACGGTTCAGCGCCTCGAGGAAGGTAAGTACAGCCTCATTAGCATCCTTACTCATCAGTTGTGTAAATTCTTCGACTTGCAAACCAGCCAATTTCGCATATTTAGCCGGCTCCTGATAAAGTTTTAGGATCAAACCGGAAAGGGCTGTAGAAGCCATTTCTGAGCGCAACATATTCTGATCGAGTGCTGATGCGAATCCCATGATATCCGTAATCGCCAAGTTAGCCTGTTTGCCGACACCACCCATACGTGCAGTGAATTCAACCAGATAAGGTTCAGCAGCTGATGAATTTTGAGCAACTGAGTTAACAGCCGAGCCTACAGCCAACATGTTTTCTTTCAGCGACCGGTCGCCGTCGCCAAACATATCAGCTAACTTGCCGATCTGAGTGATAGCGTCCTTGCCTAAATCCTCACCCAACGCGACATTGATCATATCGGCTGCTTCGACGAACTCCAGCACACTATCCTTGGTAGTAATGCCCAATTTTCCGGCATCACCAGCCAATTCATTCAGGCGTGTACGTGCTGTACGGGTATCCATCCGTTTGAATTCCTCGTTAAGCTCTTCTACTTCCTGCTTAGCCAATCCTGTGTACTTGACGACTTGCGACTGAGCTTCTTCCATTTCAGCGTATTCATTCACACAGCTACGCATGGTGAGTGTAACGCCAGTCAGACCTGCAATGATACTGGCAGCAATCGTTCCATATCGATTAAAACCATCAGCCAATTTAGCCAAGCTGAAGCGCGTTTCGTTAGCCGTTCCTCTCAGCTCCTTGATCCGGTTATTAACTTCCTTCAGCTGCTCGGAATATTGTTTGTAAAGTTCCGTGTTCGGATTCAACTGCCTAAGTATTGCGTTCAGATCCTTCTGGCGTTTACCCAGGTCGCGCAAAGAGAGATTGGTAAGTCCAATCTCATCATAAAGATTATCATACTCCTGCTGCAATTTCTTCAGGACTTCAACCTGTTTCGCATACTCCGCCGAATTTTCTCCGAATTGCTTCTTCACATTCTTCAGCTCGCGGTTAGCCGAACGCATCTTATCCTCGAGCTCAATCATCTTCTGCCGTGCCTGATCCTGCTGGATAACAATTTCCAGCTGCACCCTATCAATTTTCAGACTCATATTTGTGTTTGTGTGTGTTAATGATTAATTATCCAGCCATCTCCCATCATCCAGCCATACACCGCCATCCCTCCACCTTCCATCGGCCAGAATCCATCTCTGTTCGACTTCGGTATCAGGTATAACGGCTGGATAGAAGATACCAGTCCATGGACCTGAACGTCCGTTCGGGCCTATCGTATATTCAATTTCCTTAGCCAGAAAACGGCGGTTAAAAAATTCAAAGACTGAACTTGCCGGATATACATTTTCATCATAGCAGGTAATTTTAACCGGATTTTCCCGGTCTATCTTGTAGGAGTTGCTATAGAAATAGCTTTCCATATCAGCCAGATTAAATGTAGGTCCTCCAACGGGCAAGTCAATCGGCCAACTCTTTGAAGGTAAGAACTTGTCTGTAAATGCTAAAGGATAAGAATTCGGCTCGAGATAACCAATCTGCACAGGATTCAATCCGGTATAAAAAGCCAGGTATATATTAGACTTACTTTCGTCATTGTCCTGAAGATTAGCTACCATATCATGAATGGAACCTAATTCAACTTCTTCACTGGGATTATCAGATGCAGAAGCTGTAGGGATATAATAATCGGAAAAATAAGATTCTTCCGGATCAACATTCTTCAGGTAAAATTGCCTCTGAACAAGTTCTGCCGGAATAAGCTCAATCTCAAATTCCGACTTAGACTCCTCACGCACCAATGCAGCAAATTCATCAACCATTTCAATAACCGTCCAAATTCCAGATCCAGAGAGATAGATAACCTTCCGGTTTACTTCCTGATAATTAAAAATAGTATCTGTAACATAATTCTCTTCGTGCAAGAAAAACTCAGAAAGATTCCCTTCAACAACTTTACTTTTAGCCTTTTCCTTTACAATGTCCGGCAAGCAACGTAACTTATAATAATCAGTTTCCGGCAACTTGTATCGAACAGTAGAGTTAATGGCATCACCTTCTTCTTCATCCTCACTCTCTACTGTGTAACTGTCTACGACATTCTGCAAGTGTACATGATGCACCTTTGCCAGATAAGAAACATTGAGTAAAAATGATACTTTCCTGGTTTTAAAGTCGATCAGGAATGTACCATTAAATAATTTCTCTACATTTTCGAGAAACTCCTTAGCCGTCCATCCTGGCAACATCTCGTTCCATTTATAAGTATTAATAACATGTACCAGGTACATGGATTTCCACGGTGTATCTTCTATCGCATTATACTCGAGCTCATAACCTAATGCCTTCAGCAGTTCACGCATATACGCACACAGATAAGGTTGCGGGATATAATCATAAGGCTGTATATCATCTTTGGGAGTTATATGTCCGGCAAATGGACGTCCTTCCTGAGGTTCTATGTTAAAAATCCAGATATTTTTATCCGTCTGATTAAAGCTATCATAAGTCATCATCAGATTATAGTCAACTTCCGGATAAGATTTACTCACATAATCAGTCGAAACCGAACCATTAACAACAGGATCAGTCACGGGCATATCCAATGTCGATATCAGTTCATCGGACCCGACAAAGTAATTCAATTCGGAGTTTCCGGAAACCAACTGGATGTTGACAGTTGTATCTGTCCAGCCAGTAATGATTTCCGTCCCGTTAAGATATACGCGATTATCAGCTACCAGAACAGCTTTCCGTTTTGTTTCGGGGCGTTCGGTTGTATTCAGACGGTTAAGGAATCCATATAATCTGGCATTAACAGGATCTTGAAGAGATAACTCAATGTCATAAGTATATTCACCGTTTTTAGTGAAAAAAGCGTTTTCCTGCTTTACGGATATAGAGAATCCGGAAGGCAGGACAACAGCAACACCATTAATGTACAGATTAGTCATAATTCTTAAATTTAAGTCCCATTGAAAGTCCATTAACTCCACCAAAAATCTGATATTCCCATTCAATCTTATAAGACTCTTCAGGTATTATATCAACACATTCGTCATGAGATTGCCGGATAGCATCACGCAATGTCAGCATAATATTCTGTAGGTTGCTATACAGTAATATCTCTTCGTTATCGTTAAGTTGACCAGGAGCGACTCGCTGACAAACGAAGAGGAAAACCTGCTGTGAATCGCTTGCATTGTCATACTCACCTACTGCCTGAGCATCAGGATAGCTCACACATAATGATATACCCGATTTGCTCTGAATTTTTTTCACCATATGCGATTCATTCACAGCGAGTATTATATTGTCAATCTTGTGTTCCAATTCTTGATTAGTAGTGTACACCAGTTCACTGATATACTCACGGAAGCTCTTAATATCTATCATAGTATTCTATTATTATCAGGATCGGCGAAACAGAAAGAGAATTCAACGGCCTTGAGAATATTCTTCCGGAAATCACGTTCATAGCTCTGGTTGGTTATGATAATATCATACCAGGAGCCATCTATTAAAATCTGTGCCTGCTGCGCACCCAAGAAGTCACGCCACAACCTGTAATCAGACTGTCGGAATATCACTCCGGAATTGACTGTGAACTCATCAGAAGGATTCACGACAAATTTACGTTCTACTCCCCACATGAATCCAGTTTCGCTTTCATCAGCCCCCTTCAGAACCATCGAACCGACAGCACACACAATTTCCGGAACATCGAACATGTTCAGGAAACGGAAGATGAAACGTTCAGCATAGGCTGTACGGTCTACATGAAACATCAAGTCTTCTACCGTATAATGATTAAAATCTGTATCAGGAAAAAGTTTTTTAATCCGGTCGTAAGAAACATCAAGAGAGCATACCATATTTTCTCCGACATGCGTGTACAAGGTTTCAGCAGTAACCAAACCAGATATATCAGTAACCGTTACATTAACTGCTTGTCCGGAAGAGAGGAAGAAACTGGCATATTCAGGCACGCCCGGGCGAGTAACCTTCTCGCTGATGACAGATAATACTCCCGGAGATTCAGCCTTTTTTTTCGTTGTAAACCGAGAAAACAGCACATAGGTGTCCGCATCCTTCTCTCCGTTAATCAAAAAACTAAATGTACCTGACAGGTGTTGCTGATAGGTGGTATTACCTTCAGGCCATATACCCCACAAGGCTTTTGCACAGAAACGCCCTAATTTACGTATGCGTACCTGATAGGCAGCGTCCGGAACATATTCTTCAGACAAGATTTTACTTCCGGAAAACTGTACTTCAAAAGTAATGGTAGAGTCTGTATCAATGATGTATTCGGGCATATCGGCAGCCAGCTCGACAGTGCCCGGTCTTTGCATAACATTCATGTGCGAAAGAATTTATTTGTTTTTGAATTGTTCGGCAACAATTGAACTTCATCCTCTGAGGAACCGTCACGTAACTGTTTCATCCGTTCCAGCCAATCAGCAGCATCAGCCTCGAGAATAGCAGACATTCGTTGTGCATCCTCTAATGATGCCGGTTGAGAGTCTGCCATACCATTTGCCGAATTAAATCCCCTGATAACTGCATAAGGTATAAGCTGGAGGGGCAACCTGCGAAGAGCAACCGACATGGTATACAAGGCCAAAGCTTTAGAAGCTGCATACCGAACATCAGATGTTTCGGACTGAAGCAATTCCGGAAAACTGTTACCGTATGCAGGAGCTACTGTAGCAATCTGAATTTCTCTTAAAAATGGGAGTAACAGAATATACATTCGCTCTGACTGGGCAATCGGGAAGTATGAATCGAATTCACGTCCTGACCGGATCAAAAGGCTTGCTGCACTCCGACAAGCATCCGTATTCAGCCAGTCCTTATCCGCTGACTCGTTAAGCCAGCGTATTAATCTCTCAACAGCGCTGTAATACGCCTGTAAGTGCACAGCATCATCACGATCAAGCTGCCATTCCCAAGGTATTTTGTCGGTTCCGTCTGAAGCTACCTTAATCTTTCGGCCGCTATCTTCGTGGCTGACATCGCTACGTTGAAAAAAATGAAGTGTAGCCAACAGCGCAATAGGGCGCTGTACCAACTGTACAAGACGGTCATCATTTTTCCCCTCCTTATAACTTATTTCAGCCTTGTCGTAAACGGCACGACCAATCACCTGAATCAGTTCATCGGTAGCATCGATAATATCCATTTCGACTACCGAAAAATCATTTCCGACATAATAGTTACCGGTCATGTGGCGCAATTCAGCTGCGCCCTGGTTGTTAAGATTGAATATCATGTTTCTTTGTTGCTTGAATAAGGCTATCAGCCTTCTGTTTATCATCCAATAATTTTAATAGAACTCGTAGGAGCTGTGTATTATCCACTTCTTCAATGCTACCAAAGACTCCTGATTCGGCCATAGAGAATAGTATCGAGTTCATACCAAGTGACTGTTCAGGCGTGTTCCCGTTATTGGTAGCGGAAAAAACAGGCTCAAAACAGACTTCGCAACCATCAAGAATGAATGTACCATGGAATAAAAAAGAACAGAACGAAGCGAACCAACAATATACCCCCCACTTCAGGTAATCCGGCATACCCGCAATATCTTTCGTCATTTTTGCTAAATCAGACGAAACAAAAGGAACACGTTTTCCTCCTTTTTTTCGTCTGTACAAAATAGCACATAGTGAATACAGGTAGGCTACGTCTTGTGTTCGAGTATATTCGTTCATCATAATTACGGCATAGCGGAATTCGCCAAAAGTCAGATCCGCGCCGTGTGAAGCCGGGCCCCAAAAATCAGACCATGAAGGAATCAGGTTCACCGTTGAGTCAAAGGTCAGGGCAATAGACTTATTCTCATCGTCAACCTTCCATTGCCAATCCAAGGTTTCAGACAGATTATTAACCAACAGGTAATAATCTTTTTTCTTTGACTTTAAGCCACGATGTCTTAGCACATATCTACACCATAACCTCTTGACATCTGTCAGAGATATAGCTTTTGGTGAAAGGATCAGCAGCATACGCAATTTTAGCAGGTAGGCAAATTCGGCAGGCTGAACCTCTTCCCAACAATCCGGAAATTCTAAGTTTTTCTTCATATTATACCTGATTTGTGGCTCTATCAGAAGCCGTTACATTATCTTCCTTATTAATCACTTTTCGATAGATTCCCAGAAATAAATCCTGCTTGTCCGGGAAGTTGATATGAATCGCATCGTTAATGGCTTCCAGACAAACATCTTCAGGAATCTGTGTATCGGCTCCGTAAAAGAGTTTCAGCGCATACAGCATCTGAGATCCTGAATCACCCTTTCCGTCGATTATGATGTTAGCCAGTGAAGGATTAAGACCTAATCCACTGGTTGTACTCGAGTCGGCAATACGTGAAATCTTGGTAAGCGCATCGATGTACTTATCAATATTCATCTCAATAGGCTCAATCGTGAACTGGTGTGTCTTGCCATCGACAGGATCAACATAGTCTGTAGTCATAAAAAATTTGCCCACATTGTTCTTACCTGCCATGACATCAGCCAGTTCACGTGCCAACTGATCTTTTACCAATTCCATGTGCTGATATATCTGTTCATCTGTAGCATCGAGATGCTTAGCCTTGTACCGCTCTGACTTCTTCGTCCAATACTCATCGGGTACATGTACGACATAGGCAGCCGCAATCATATTCCTATTCAGATATTCGATAATCTCCGGTAAAGAGTTAGCATCCTGCATCCAGGGCATAGAGCCAAAAAAAGAGGATATCGCGTACATGTTTCGTCCGAACGAGCGTAAACAGTGATACTTCACTGCAATCTCCTGTTTTGTCGGCTGATGTCTGTCAAAAACCGGATATCGTATATACTTCTGGCTACCATAGAAATCAAAATCACCATTCAGGATATGTGTAACAGCATTGAGATAACGTTCATCGTTATCTGGCCAGCACAAGCGACAATCTTTCGAAGGCAAACATTCAAGGCTGTGAATCCACGGTCGTCCCACCCTGACGGATCTTGCGGAAACATACTTGACAAAAACTCCGTTCAGGTGGTTATATTCGGTAAATGATTCACGGATAAACCGACGATAGTCCCAGCTATCCAGCCACGCCTGTACTTCCGGATCTGTAGTCCATTCCTGTACACGTTCGTTGTTCTCGATACCTATACGGTACAACATAGGTCCCTGACCGTATAACAATCCGGTTTTACGGGCAAGAATACCTGGTGCAAGATTGTTTTTCTCGAGCAGGTTACGAATAGAAGAAGGAAGATTGTTATCTGCCCCCCAAGGCACTATGCGAACTCCAGCAACAGTTGTCGGGCTGCAATCCCAGTCAGCTACTGCTGATCCAAACAGGTGTGTCAGAGAGTCACGGAAAGAGTCCATACGGATAGCATAAGTGCCAACCGCTGTTTCAACGAAATTGATATTACCAATTTTCTTATTCATTTTTTATTCGATTTTCTAAAATTCCCTTTAAACGTTCAATCTCATAGTCAGACAATCCATACATGACGCGGCTTATCAGTCTGTTCAGCCCACCATACATATTGCGAGCATACCATCGATTCTTTTTATTGGTGTTCGAGCGAATACCCCAAACTTCACGATTAGTGTCAACCTGTATCTTATTCCTCTTGTAGCCGGCCATATCAACACAACGGCCATACGAATAAAAAGACATACGTTGCCCCGGATTCTTCCCTTCCTTAAATGACGAATAATTCAATGAATCAAGAAGAGAACCGGACTCAATCAGTTTCTGTTTGGTAAGGGCATCGGACAACGCATCACATAATTCTTCACCGAATTGTGACAATTCTTCTTCAATAAAGAGAAGCTTAATATCATCTGAAGCCTGACTGTTCATAGTTATAATTTGTTTTGTGCAAAAATAGCTTCAGAAAACACCAGAGAAAAGGACATAAAAAAAGCCCCGCCGAAGCGAGGCTAAAAAAAATTTTGCAAAAAAAATCGAATTCTAAGCCTGAACAAAGATACAACAAATTATTGAGATACAAGGTGTCTTGTTATGTATTCCTCTTCAGAGATATCACCATTATTAAGCCTTTTCCAATCAGACAGATCAAAGGTTATCGATCTACCGTCAGTAACAGTAATTGATTCAGGTGAGATACCCATCTCAGCGCGGATCTCATAAACCAAAGCGAGTACATAGTTAAGGCTTCCCTCCGTGTCAATCTGATATACAAGTTTCATTGTTCGCCTCCTTTCTCAGGAATAAATTTGGTAAGCTCACCTTTAAGGAAATAAATTGCACGTAAGTGTGCCAGCACTTCGTCTGCATCTTCATTATGCAGTTTCATCAGGAAAGCAATCACTTTATCAAGTTCTCTAACGGCACAAGCTGCTGCATCCTGTTCTATCCAGTTCTGCAACACATCGACAGCCTGATCCGGGACGATATAAGGTTTCATCGCTGGCCTCCTTTCTCTTCAGCCAGCAAAGGATTACCATTTTCTCTGAAGCGATATTCTTGCAAAACCTTAACTATATCCATGTACGCAATAGTCCTTGTGTCATTTGCAAGGTCAAATGATAATCGGAAACAACCACCTCTATCGACATCAGCACGATTAAGGGAAATCGGTTTCGTTTTAGGATATTTTTTATTCAAAAAGACCAGAATCATCCGGGCTTCTTCGATGAAAGCATCCTTTGACAGATCATCAGGCAGCAATGTGTGTTTAAAAGAGTCAACCCATTTACCCAGTTCTTTTGCTTTTTCATTAACAGGGCTATAGGAAAAGGCATTATTAACGAACCATTTCATCGCAAACCTCCTTTCCGGCAAAGCAAAAGAGAATAAACAAACCAGTTCAAGCAGGCAACAGCAGCCAGCCAGTGGATGAAAAACGAAAAGCTAAGAATACAGAAGGAAACTTGTGCCTGGAAAATAAACACAGCCTGACGGTTAGAAACTCTCTCTTCCATGATAGAAGAGAACAATACATTTTTACGATTCAGCCATAACGAGATACGGCCTTCTTTTGCCTGACTAACAGGCAATGCAATTTGATTTTTCATACTGTTTAGTGTTTGGCATTATAGACAGAAAAACGGCTGCCATTTCCCGTGTCGCCAAACACCAAACAGTTTTCGCTCGCAGAGCAACAAAAGTTTTTCAGGAAAGACAGCCGTATAGCCGTTAGTCAATAAAAACGACCTCTACAAATATCTTAATATGTCTTTGGGCATAAAAAAAGCCCATTAATATCATGAGCATTAACCGCGCTCTGCGTACATGAATCACATGTTTGGTATTTGGCACTACAAATATAGGTAAAAATTTCAAGTGCGCAAAATATAAAAGAGTTATTTATCTTCAGGAGAAAGGAATGCTGATTTTTCCCCTGTAGCAATATCTTCTATGATCATATTACTATATGTCCAATTATTTCTATCAGTCCAATCACCACCTAAATAAACCATCTTAACCTTATACACATAAGATGATTTAACACCAAATGCATTTTTTGCATTGAATTTCTGATAAACAAGAAAAGTTGAATCAGAAACTGACTCACCCCTGATGTCTCCTTCAAACTCAGCTTCAGCTGGATATTTTAACCGAGCCTTTACAAAATCTTCAGAAGCAATTCCTGCCCTTGTCAAAGTCGCCCCTTTATCCTCACAACTCCAAAAGGATATTAGCGCAAAAAATAGAAATAAAAATCTTTTCATATAAAAAACAATTACTAATATACGCATCAAAGATATTAAAAACTTTCGTAACGAAAGAAATGCAATCGCCGATTCAGGCGTAAACAAACAAAACCTTATTCCCCGCCGCCCGATTTGCCGACAAACATAGTGCGAAGGCAAATCGGGCGGCGGGCGGCTGCTACGCTACCCACCTCCCAAACGCTGTCACAGCCATTTACAGCCCTTACAAGCGTCCCTCGTCCTCATAACTAAAGTATATTCCTTATCACCATAAACGATATGGTCCAAGAGCTTTATATTCATTGTATTTCCTGCATTTTTTAAACATTCAGTCAGGCGGTTGTCGTCATTACTGGGTCGGCAATTTCCTGACGGGTGATTGTGGCAGAGTATCATTGACGTGGCGTTACATTTCAAAGCTTCACGCAAAATAACTCTTATATCCACCTGCGTACTGGTTATGCCTCCTATAGAGATACGTTGTTTTCTTACAACACGGTTAGACTGGTTCAAGTAAATAGCCCAACACTCCTCCACTTCCAAATCTTCCATATAAGGTTTCATCAGGTTATAAATGTCCTCACTATGCCGGATAATTACCCTGCTGCTCCTACGGTCTATGATACGCTTGTAAAGTTCAATCACGGCGAGAGCCATGTCCCTGCGTGCCGGTGTCAAAAGCTGACAAACATCTTCTATTGAAACATTATCGCCACGCAATAACATTTCATTAACTCTTTTACTGGTTTCTCTGTTGTTTGTCAACTGATAAACTACTTCACTGTCTGACAAATGTCTGCACTCACCACAAATTTCGAATAAATCTTTCATAATGTTGGTTATTAAATTGTTATACAAATAAAGTTCTTGCTAAAAACATACCTCCCAAAACCGAAGCTCCCAGCGTTTCAAGATGACAAGCAAAACGAGCGTAAGAATAACCTCGAGTAATTACATCGTCAAAAACTAGAACTTTCTTTCCCTTAAAAAATTCCTTGTCGAAATTGACTACCTGTACATTATTGACATGCTTACCTGATTTGCTCTCATGAATTGCCAGCCGTTCACCTTCTACCGTGATATGGTCGTAAGCACTGACTGCACCTGATAACCTTGCAACTTCCTCTGAAAACTGCTTGTAGCGGATTTCATTTTTTTGCTGGCTACTGGCTGGGATGCATGCAAACACGATGTTACATGTTTCTTCTCCGAACTGCTCACGGATTTTCTTTGCTACCAACTGTGCAGCTGAAACGGCACATTTCCCATCCTTGAAAGCCCATACAAAGTTTCTCACCTGCCAATCTCTTGAACTGGCTTTGTACTTTGTCGGCAGATAGTCAAAGAAGTTGAACATGTACTTTCTACACTGGTTTAGCATGGATTCGGTAAAGGTTTTCATGGTCTTAAAATTTATTCTGGTGCCGAGCTCGGGAGTTGAGCCTTTTTTTCTGCTCTTCCTGCTCTGAGCTTTTTTTTTATTCCGTTCGCTGTCGCTACGGTTTGTTTTCGCCTTTTACACCTGCCAGCAAAGGTGTTCCGAAGCGTATAAAGACAAGTTTTCACGAAAAGCATAGCCCTGAATACTACCTGAGCTCTGTGAGGGTGGAGATTTTTTCGGGAACATCGCCTGAACTTGGCATACGAAGCGGAACATTTACCTTTGCAGGTACAAAAGGCATAAACCGCGGCGCCAGTGATACCGATTTAAAGGCGAAGAGTAGATAAAGAAGAGCAGTCAAACAATACATAGCTTTAGCTATACCACTGGTAGGGAGAGCAACGGGGTGGGTGGGCCGCTGCGTGAACGCCATCGCCAGCCAGAAAGACTAAAGAGTGTCTTTCTACCAAACTATGCCCGACAACGCTTCAGAGCCATAAAAAAGGTCCCTACCTTATAAGTTCGGGAGCGTTGTCGGGCACTCCCATGGCAAAAACGGGGCGACATCGCTAAATTTCGGGCTAAGTTTTTCACTAAAAAATCAGCCCAGCAGAACAAACGGCTTGAAAATGAAGTTTCAAACCGTATAGGAATGAAAAAACCTAGGTTTTTTGTCGTACAGATGCCCGACGCGCGCCTCCTAGCGGTTGCGATTGCAACTAATTTTCGGCTCGGGAAATGTGACGCAAGCGGAATCCCACCCCCCAGCAACACGGCACAAAAAAAATGCACCACCGTAGTACGGCAGTGCATCCAACCATTCCTTAACGAACGGTCAATATATATTAAGGGGCATAAGATGTCACCTTAGATTGCCAGATCCGTAAGAACTCCTTACGCATTAACAGATACTTGAGCGCATCTGTCAGGTTGGTAGATTCTTTAGGCAAACGCTCACGAGGCAACTTATCACCAGTCTTTAACTTAACCACTATCTGGCTACCACCATCATCTACCAGCTTGGTCTTGCAGACTTCCATCTCAGCCTTCAGGTTAGGACAATTATACTGGTCTATTAATAGCGTGAACAGTTTACCAGCCAGATTACCACTCAACAGGTCGGACATAAAGCGATACTCCAGATTAGAGCCGATATTACCTTGTCCTACAGACATTAACTGTACCCTCCAACCTGTGCTTTTCCCTTCAGCATCATACTCAATAGCATTTTTGATCTGTGTCGCCATATCCGCTTTCACGCCCTTGTAATTATTCATAGCGCGGTCATAATACAGCTTCAGGACCTTAGTACGTCTGGGCGCAAAGTACCGGACAAACTGTACCCCCAACTCACGTACAGTATCAGGAGGCAACGTATAGAATTCCTTCAGTACGCGGTACTCACGCCCATGCTGTTGTCCTATCACAAGGGAAAGCATATTACCGGCATCCATACCCGCCTCGAGTGGCAGATTATGGTTGTGGTAGCGAAGTGCAGAACAGTCTTCCATCCAGCCCAAAGGCTTAACTTCAATTATCTTATTCAAGTAACCGTCGGCGTAAAAGTGTCGGATAGACAGATTAGGATAAAACAGTAAGTTAGCTTCTATCTTAGGAATGATTGAAAGGATATTGCAGGTTAAACCTTCTAGCCCTTCAGCCAGTTCATCAGAGAACCAGTCTAGCCCGAGGATATCGGCATTAACATAGCTGGATGAAATAAAGAAGAACGACACACGGCGGCGAGTCTTGATCCATCTTTCCTCCCACCTCTTCATATTCCTCTTAGCCAGTTCAACAGCTTTGGCTGCCTTATCTACCTTTTCCTGAAGATTGCGGTCTGTTCGTTGTTGTTCTACCAGTTCGCGGTACTCCTGCAAGTGGGCAACATAAGTCTTCTTACAGTCGTTATATACAAGTCCGGCCCGAAGCATCAGCATAATCTGTTCCTTGTTGTTCTGAGCCGACAGTTTCAGAATCCAGTCGTATTCGCCCAGATGGTTCGGATTCGGCATATCGGTTGTCAGTGTTCTGGACCGATACCATACCGACTGTCCGTACTTGACATAGAACCCACGTACTGCCTTCAGCAAGTTGGTGAACTTCTCTTCGGGAAAGTACTTAACCTCGTCACCGAATACCCCCACGTAAGAACGTCCAGCACCAATAGCCAGACGATCCAGAGAGATAAACGTAAAATTAAATCCCGTGAAGAAAACCATGGTATTACGCCAATCAGTGCATACATTATACATGCGCAATCTCCATTCTTCAGGAGGTGCTTCATTGATCACGTAATGCGTACCCAGTTCCCACCCCAGCAACTGCAATCCGTCAATTAACGATGGAATCACATTCTTGTGCAGATCGGAGTAGGTATCAGCCACCCACGCAAAGGGAGCGCCCGGACAATCCTGTGCTGCTTCCTGTACTCTTTCCGCTAATACCTGAACAGTTTTGGCAGAAGCACGACCGGCTACCCAGTACAGTGACCAGGGCATCATGATAGCCAGCATCTGGGCCGTCCAGTTTGCATAGCGTGTTTCCACGCTATCCTCGGTAATTTTCAGTTTTTTCTTGCGTGTCATCGATAATCTCTTCAAAATTAATATCTACGGCCATAGCATCCCTCTTCAGGCGAGTACGTTCTTTCTCTGGCAAATCAGGTATCTTATCAATTTGATTTGCCAGATCCTTACGGTCAATGGAAGGAACGCCAATCAAGTTTGAATCAAGTGTATAAACCTTGATATCTTTTTCCTTGATTTCCTGACGTTTCACCTTATCGGGTTTATCCAATTGTTTAACTTTCCAAGCCTGGGTAAGCAAGTTACCGTATATCTCCATATCCTTAGGACCTGAAGATGATAAAAGCACGGTCTGTGCAGCTTTCATCAGGTTGTCAAAAATCATATTGCGGTGTGCAGCCGGCTCAATCGTATCATCGAGATAAAACAGATTCACGGCTTCGTAGTACATTTCCCTGGCACGAGGGCGTGAACAGTTAAATGGCTCGTGCATAAGCATAGAGATAGCACGGTCCTTCCCATACTTTCGAGTTATTCCAACTACAGCGAAGAGAGCATTGTAATAATCCTGTTCTTCTTCGGATAACTGATATTTGCAACCGGATTCTATGTAGTCCTGGAGCTGCTCGTAATAAGATTTTTCAAACATCTAAATCATCAAAAAAAACCTTGGAAACATTATTCTTAAACTCGATGGAACGGCGCATTTTGTCGAGCCTCTGAGCCTGTGTCACATTCTCACCAGTAGCTGCTGCATCTGCCATGGAAATACCTTCCTTAGCTGTTTGAAGAAGCTGGCCCCGATCATAATGATACTTCAGAGGAGATTTCAGCAGGCTGAAGTAAAACATAAATTCGTTAACTTCTATGTTATAATACATAGCTATCTGTTGGGGTGTGTAACCTATACCAGCTAACTTCTCATATTCATCAATAGGTATTCGGGCAAACCATTCCGGACGATTGCTATCCGTCCATTTTATTACCGATTCTGAATTCATATACTTTTTTGGATTTTAAAAAAACATACTGTTCCTCGAGGGCATTTTCGCCGTAGTTTCCGGAACCTTCCACCACATAGCATCCAGAATCCGTGTCCAGGCATGTAACCTTCTTGTGTGTCCAGCCATAGGTTAACGTAATGATACCCTCATTATGCAGCTGCTTTAGTCTTGCAAAGATCAGCGGCATACGGAACTTGAGTGTTTCGGACACATGAAGATGTACGGAGCCAATCAAGCCTTTATCCTTATATCTTAACAAGGCATTGATTATTCGTTCATTGGTGGAATAAGTGGCTACATAGATGTGTCGAACATATCCTGCATGGCGAATCAAGTAAACGATAAAAGTGAAGGCGGTAAAACTTTTCCGGGTTTCAATGAAAAAGGCTTCATTATTATCCGGAAGGCGGCCGCACAATTCCCGAAGGTTATTGAGTTTGAAGCAAAGAATGTTTTCAAACCTCTGAGAGTACAGTCGTGACTGCCTAACCTCTGCAAACAATTCGTCCAAATTGAAATACTTATTCATCACCTAGTAACCGATTTATTTCAGCCAGTTCTGACTGGTAGGCTTGTAATCTTGCTAACCGTTCCAGCTCGAGGTGTGGTTTATCACGTTTAGCAAGCTCATCCTGTACGCGCCATATATTGTTTTTCAACCTCTTCTGGCGGATCATCAGCTGCTTGACATTCAAGGTCAACAGTTCCTTACGACGGTGGAATGCTGCGAAAATCGGATGCTTTCCAAGGATAGAACCATGCTGCTGGTAGTAATTCAGTTCCTCCCATATCATCCGGTTCTCGAGATATGAGTTAATCAGTTCACGAGATACTTTAGCACACTGTTCGGTAGAGGTACAATCACGTAATTTTTTATGCAAGTTTACATAATTGTGATATCTGGCAAATTTACGTGACGCCAGTGCTTCGAGTTCAGGCGGGCATTTCGGATCATTCAGGAAGGGAAATTCATCACGGAATGAAAGAGGTTTCCGCTCAGAAAACAGCACAACCTGTGCCGTAGCAACATAGGTATAGTCTTCATCAATGCCATACTTCTTACACAACCAGTCAATCATCAGACGGCGATTTGCCACCGGATTTGTCTTGACCAGTCGTAAAGTTAAAGAGGGTGCGCCCGCCTCAGTCAGAAGCTGCACACCCTCTTCGGCGTTCGCACCTGCACGTAACCAGGTGAGAATTGTTTGTTTCATGTTACTCAATATCCAGGAACGGATTCAAAATATTTACATTTTCCTGAAAATGTTTCAGGTAGAGAAAACATTTATCTGAGATAAAGCGCTTAACCGTTTTGGGATCAGGCTTCTGTGAAACAACCGGAAGAATCCAGCCGTCCGTATGGTAGTCCAAGCGAATTGGATGTACTGCATACGCACACCCATAAACGGTGAGAAAGTGATACTTACCAGAAAGGATATCCGGGCAATTTTCAAGAATGTCTGTCAGCTTTTCTTTCTCCAATAAAACCGGGCAATGCGTATTGTAATCATACGCTGCAAGCTGTAGTTTATCACGTAGCAAAGCAGCAGTATTTTTCATCACAACCGCTTCATCACCGGTGTAACGATTGGGATTAAGAATACCAAAATGTTTAAACAACCCGATATGACACAAGTTAACATAATCTATCAGATATGAACCAGGTTCAATCAGGATGAATTTATCTGTAACAGACTCAGATATTACGGCCAGCTTCAATACTTCAAGAATATCCAACTGGCTACCTTCAGCATCTTTGTATTCAATATGCTCTATAGGCATATCCTTTGTATAATCTATCTGGTCACCAATTGTCACAAAGCGAATATCTTCATGCAGGTATTTAGTACAAGAATCAATAACCTTCAAAACCTCTTCTTCCCGGTGTTTCGCTTTAAAAAAGGGAATCACGACGGAATAATAAGGATTTGCATCCTCAGTAATCACATTCTCGGCATCACCTTTAGTTGATATTTCAACTGAAGGTGATGAAACTTGTGATGTGGTATCTGTACTATCAGAGCTATTTTCGGATGCAATATCCAAAGCACCCATATTTTCATTTTCAGGCTGCTCAACTAGAGCAGCCTGTTCTTGTTTATCTGTTTTTTTTGTCATACACCATCTTCTAATGAGGCGGCAGCTGCCGCTGTTAAACCTAAGTAGCCGTCAATGTCCGGATCACCTGTCTGAGGGATTAAGTTCAGCGGAATACGTCCTAATGGGGTTGTCGGGATTTCAGAAGCAAGTTCAATAACATTCTTGCAAGCTTCCTTATCGTCCTGACCTTCGTCTGAACTAAATACAAGCGGGGTACAAGGTGTACCAGCGATTTTAGCGTCTTCATTACCGCAATTAATAACGATAGAGCCTAGATCTTCATTCACAATAGTATTTCGGCAAGCTGCCATTTCCTTAGTATCACCTGGAGATTCCCATGCTGTATGATGCAAATACCCCTTAGCATCAGCAGATCCGGTCAAAGTATCCCAAGATTTAATGGTACTGGATGTACCATATACTGCAATAGGCTTTTTCCCTTCCGCGAATGTAAAAGCAGTCACAGTAATACCATCAGTATCTTTCTCAAAGGTTTTTACATCTTCCCATCGAAAAAGAATCACATAATGTTTTTTGCCCTTCGGACGACCAGCCGAAGAGCTACTTCTCTTTACAGAAACTAAAGTATCAGGCATAATATAACCTCCTATAATTAAACGCCCAGATCAGCTGGAGCAAGTTTTTCAACCAAATCAGTTGGAAGGTATGCGAATATAGCTTCCTTGATCCAGAATCCTGTACCTTCTCTCCATTCTCCCAACACCTTAGCAACATAATCATCAGATGTCATACGCAGATTAACATTCTGAGGGTTACGCGACATAACGTGTCTAAAATTCTCTTTCGGTGTAATAAAGAACGCCCCGGTACCACGCATACCTTCTATCGGTGCGAAAGTAAAGCGAGAAAAATCAACTTTAACCTTTTCACCATCTTCGTTCTTAGTAGTCGGGTACTTATCACGATACGCACGACCATATTTTGTGATGATATCTGGATCTGCATGGATGAACATGGTCTTATTTTTATACAGCGGGCTTACCGCGTCAACTGCCTGATCAATCTGCTTCAGCAGTTGTTCACCTTCACCCAGTGCAGCTGTTCCGTCAAGCAACCATGTAACGTCAGTATCTGAATTTTTCTTCAGATCACACAACTGAGTAAGGAATCCGTCACAGGTTTCTTCAGCTTTATTCGGAGTAAAAGTACTGTCAGATGAAGTTGGTTCCTTGTAACGTCCCTTACAAAGTGCCAGCTCACGGTCTTCATCCAATTTAGGTTTAATAAGCTGCTCAACGATATAACGAACAATCGGCATATCCTTTGGTTCCAATGATTCATCGTAGAGATAACCCAATACATCGTTAATGATGTCTGAAGGATAAATTTCTACGTTAATCTTCATCGGGAATTGCTTGATTGTCATAGGAGTAAACTTAGATTTACCCTTGGGTGTGAATCGTGGAGTGAATGTCTGCAATACAGAATCGATAGCAGCCTGAGAAGCACGAACTTCGAACTTATCCGTGATGATAGTAGACATGTAAGCAGTACAAGAGATTTGTCCGACAAGTTTCTGGAAGATAGATAATTTGTCAGAAGATACGTACTTACCGAATTCCTGTTTCAATTCTGTCGTATCGACTGTTGTGTCACCAGTCCACGCATCACCAGTAGCTGCTGCTATATACGCCTTGTTATGAATCAGACTCATATCAGGCTTAAACTCTTTTTTCATTTTACCACCTGCTTGATCGATAACAGCTTCCCCTCCTTCACCAGGAAGTTTAGCCAACTTGTCATTTTCAGCCTTCAATTGTTTAATCTCCTCACGTAACTGGGTGATTGTATCGGCATCCTTCTTCGCCTGAGCCTCGAATTCCGAAGCTACACCCTTAACTGATTCCTCGGCCGATACCCCTTCTTTTTCCAATTCCGCCAGATCTTTAACGAAGGCTTCTGTAAACTTCTCTCCCCATTTTTCGGTAAGCTTCTGCTGATCACCTGAAGAAAGGACGGAACGCCCGTCAGCATCCTTGGCAAAGGCTGATATGCCAAGAAATGACATGACAGCGGTTACTGTCAGTAATAGATTTCTGTTTCGCATTTTATTTTATGTTTTTTGTTTGTAAATAGGCCGAAACCGCATGATCCCTGCTAAGTTCACGGGCCCTGTTAATTGCATACTGTTTATCACCAATAGAATCAATAAGTCCGTATTTTAACGCATCTTCAGCGTAGAACATACGTCCAGAGAGAATACCTTCTACAGACTTATCCAACTTTTCACCTCTCTTAGAAGCCACTTCATCCTGGAACCGTTGTGCCAACGGGTTCAGTTCCTCGCGCTTAATCAAGTCATATTTACCTTGTTTAGCTGCTTCCAAAGGTGCATTTTTGTAGTTCGACAAATCAGAATAGATAGTATGAACTTTAATGCCTTCCATCTCATAGTACTTAGCATAATCTGGAAATGACATCATAACACCAATAGAACCGAATTCTGAAGATATTCTGTTCGAAGCGATTATTTCGTCACAATATATAGCGACATAATAATTGGCAGATGCACATAAGTCACAATGAGCTATTACGGACTTATCATACTTACGCGCATAATCAATAGCTGACGTTAAAGGTGCTATAGCATCAACGCAACCACCTCCTGAATCCATGTCAAGAACAATACCGGCTATATTAGGATTGGCAGCAGCCTCGTAGATCAAGTTAGCTATCTCGGTTGTCCCATACGCACAATAAGTACCGTACTTCATCATTGTACCATGAACGGGAATAATCGCAATGGTATCAGCAGGAAGATCTCCGGAAAATGAAGATGTCTTCTTCATATTTTTATTGACGAGTTCCCCTTCGATTGGTTTACGGTCTGCCAACGTGCCTTCAGAGGACTTATCGAAGGAACCGGATATGATTTGCTCCAATATCTGGTGCGATGACTCCACATCACGCAAGTCAATCGCCCATTGGGCACGCATAATTGCTGAATATAGATGTGATAAGTGCATATTACTATTATAATTAACGTTACAAAATTATAGTAGCAATGATGCGCATAAAAGGACTACAATATTTTACTTAATTCAGGCTGCTGGTTCTTATATGAGAAAATCAAAGAACGTGGAGAACCTTGTCCGGACAAGGATAATACAACCGGGAACTGATCCGTACCGACTACCCTGGATGTACCATCGGTATAATCTAATCGCACAAGAATGTATATCCCAAGCCAGGCGATCAACTCCCGCATTTTCTCCAGTGAAGAGTCAGAAAAGGTAATAGAAAGATTAACCTCATAAGAATTGCCATCTGAAGATTTATCTTCGGCAAATTCTACCGTTGAATAGTCTATTTTCGCCCAATCACCTATAACCTTAATCTGAGGCAGACCAGGTATATTAGTAACAGTAGATTCTGCGATTGTCATAAAATAGACTTGGCAGATAGACGCGCGTTTACTTTCTTTGTTTTGCATAATTGCTTATAATTTTAAGGTGTTTTGCAGGATTCGCTACAAAATCAATTAAGAATTAATTCGTGAAATAAAGTTAAGGGAAAAGGCTTAACTGAAGCTCCTTAGCTATTTCAGCAGTAATTCGACGGCGATTTCGGTAATCATACTTTTTCACGGTTTCATAATTTATGGCATTTCTCTTGATATTGTAACTATGAAGGAAAGCCTGTATAATCTTATCCTGGCGAAAACCTTTAGCATATCCCACGAAAAAGTATTCCTTAATGCGAAGCCGGAACTCAGCTTCTATGAATAATCGTAACTGTTTCTGTTTCCATTCTGGAATATAAACGAAATTTTCGCTGAATATAGCATGATTCCACTCTTGTACCGGTAGGGTAATACGTAGCGGATTTTCACCTATCTCCTGCTTTCTCGGCCGATCTGTTACAGTAACCATAGACTGTATCATACGACCGATATCGTGTGTGCCATCAGCCATAAGTTCCCCTGATTTGCGATTCTGCCGTAGTTCGTGAAACAAAAAGTCCTGTAAGTGTGGAGCTAAATCTATTGTAACAAATGGTCTTTCCATATATAAAGATGTTTTTTGCAAAGATAAAGAATAATGCGTTAATTATCTCGCATAACAATAAAGTAATAACACCCCCCTTTCATAAGAATAGGTATAAAAATCGTGCTTGAGTACTTTTCTTAGGAGTAATTTATCTATATAATTAATTATCAGCACATTATAAGCGTACTATTTTCGTACAAAATACGTACAAAATTGAGTGCGCTGGTACTTTTGTGCGTTTTTCCGCAAAAAGTACAAAAAGTGCAGAATCGTGCAAAAACAGTGCGGATAGAACATTCTGAATTTCAATAAATTAAATGTATAAAAATTCATTTCGCACGATTGTACGATTTTTTTCCTAAAAAAATAAAGGGTAACTTTGCAATACTAAAAAAAAATAAAAAAAGAATATTATTGTATAGCCGAAATCGCTTTTCTCGCACAGTTGCACACCAATTCTTAATATCTCTTAAAAAGGGGTGAGAGGGGAAAAGCCAGGATGAATAACAGAACAGGCGTACAGTGCACATTAAGTGCGTACTGTACGCCTGAAAAAATGCTTCGACTATGGTTTTCGACAAATGCTTCGACTGATGTATTACAAAATGCTCTCAGGGTAATAGATATCGCATAGGAATTCGAAATCACGTGGGATCTTACGAACGCCCACAATAACAGCAATACCTCGAGCAGCCATCTCATATAACCGTTGTGTTGTAGATAGGCTATCACGGAAATTGAACTCGTCTACCAGTACATAATATGCTTCTGAAAGATTGACATCGTATATGGAATGTTGTATTATTTTCTTGGCATCACTTCGAATAACCGCAAGTCTGCACCTAACGGCCAACTCACAGACCATATTCAACCGGATAGCATTATCCAAGCTGACACAGGCCATAATTTTATTGTTTTTCTTACTCATATAAATAGCTAATTATTTGCATATTAACTAAAAAAACCGTATCTTTACAATGTATTAAAATGGGGGCGTGTTACCTTCTTGAATAGAAGTGTCTATCAAGGTGATTAGGCTTAACAAACCCTGGTCTACGGTATATCTTACGATAATCATCAGAAAATTCAATCCTAGACTTCGATTCATCATCCTGTTGATGCAATAGTATATACTTGCATACTACCTTGATAAAGACATCCAGGCTGTCTGGAACAACAACGTCACATACATTAATAGTATCGCCTATGGCTAAACCATCCAATAAGTTGTACACTTCGCCCTGGAAGTGTACAAACTTATGCAGATCCTTACGATACTCGTCTAAATCAGAATCGGCATTAAGCCTATATCGAGATAAATCATTCAGCATACGTATTCAATTAAAATGATAATCTGCTATCACTATTGTTAGCCGCCTTTTGCTGAGCATATTCCGGAGATGAATAATAATCAGGTGTCCCAATAGTGAAGTATTCTACTCCACCAGCCTTATCGTCCAGGATAGGATTACCGTTACGAGGGTCAAATCTACACGGTTCACCAGTCACCGGATCTAACTTTTGTGGATTGAATAAATAACCACGGAACTGGCAATATTTCACCAAGCGCTTTTTAAAAAGTGAAGGAGAATTTGTGAACTTACGCATATTCGGATCGTAGTTACAATAATCATCATACAGTGCCTTACGTACCAGTCGGGCGTTTATATGTGACAAATCGCTGAAGTATTCATCTGCCCAGGAAATGAATACTTCAGTAATTTCCTGACGAAGCCGGCGCTCGATTAAACGCTCCTGAGGTGCTTGTACGACGCCGTATTGAAGGTATAACTGTACACAATTTGCAACGAGATTCCAACATAAGTTCCATTGTTCGAAGTCCCATTCTTTAAAAAAGTTACATCCAAAGTCGTCTATCGGCTTATGGGTGTCGTTGTAAAAGTCACTAAAACCCAACAGCCACTGACGGTCGGTAAATGAAGATCCTTCACAGCGAATAGCATGGTTTGTCGCAATATATATCTTAGGTGAAGTTTCAAAAGGTAAAGTAATACGGCGTCCACCCTTATAGTTCACAGTCCAATCACCAGTAAGATTAGGGAATAACAGTTCGAAATTGAAATTTATCAAAACGTCATCAATGAATACTAACTTCGTATTCTCCACTACATCATTCCACACGAACTGATCTTCCAGCAAATCTCTTTTTTTACCATTAATATAAGCAGTAGGGAGTATATGTTTCATCAAAACTCCAATAAGTGACTTACCAGATCGCCCATTCGATTCACCTACTTCAGACTGCTTCCCATCCATACCAATAACAGCCCTATTGACAGATACATCCTTGTACTCCAACGACATAAAGCCAATCGCACAAAGTTTGGCCAATAGATGTTTCTTGTTCTCGAGTAATTCCTCCGGCTCAATTTCCACTTCCCTTTTACGCCAGGTGAAGTTACTTGTATTGATCAGGAATTGAAGGAAATGGCAGTTCTTGCCATCTTGAGATATGGAATAGTCCAGCGTATCACCCTTTCCTGAAAAAGTAATTAACGGTCTGCCAAGATACTTCGCCGGGAAATCTCGCCGCTGTTCTGCCCATACATGATGATTTATAGATTCATATCCCAATTCTTTAACTTCATGTTCAGTAACTCGCCAGCAGTTTTTTTGAAAATAGAATATCTGTTCAGTACCAACCGGATGAAGAAAATCCGGATAGATAAAGTGTAGCAGGGATAATTTATCTGGACCTACATACTGCGTAACACCCTTTGACAGCATTTCATTCACCGCTTCATTACAATTATTTTCGGCAAATTCGAAAAGGAAATCTCTGGCTTCAGAAGCTTCAATTACTCTAACAAACGGTTGCTCCAGCCGAATAAACTGGAAAGAACCATCCTGTCTCCGGAATCGGCCAAAACCTCGGTTCTGAAGAAATCTACGACTGGGTACATAACGAAATTCATACTCTGTGTAATTATCTCCGCTCCGGCGTGATTTTTCAACAGCCTCCCAAAACATTTCGTCAGATTCAATCGCCTGAGCAGACTCAAGCTGACCGGACTCATTGATACGCCACCGGTGTGAGCCATACCGGAACTCCGGAAGACGTGAAAGCACATCCTTGTGCATTTCGGCAAAATGCTTAACTGAATCCAGTCCCCAAAGCGTAGACAGCTTGTGGTCAGTATATGCAGATATGCGAAAAAACTGAAGATATCTACCAGTCAGGTTCTTTTCATTAATTAGCTTGTCAAAGTCGGCCATCAGTTCCTGCTCCTTACCCTGAAGGGAACCAGCCAATAGATCATCAATTCCCTTTTCATTCTGCTCATTTTTCTGTACGTGACCTACATAAATTTCAACGTACAGTTCCCTGTTCCGGAGCGAACCCATATAGTCACGAAAGTTACGTGCTGCGTAATAGAAGTTACGAGGACGTTTTTCCACCTGATCATTGATACGTATGTTGGTCGAAAGGTCGTTCCAATCCGAATCCATGATGAAAAATACTTCTTGGACATGACATTTCTCGATGATCCGAATCAAGTCTTCAGGAAGTCTTCCGCCACAAGCAATATTCTGAATTCCGGAAATAGCCAAGGAATACATTCCGTGCTTGCAAGCCTTTTCGGCTTTCTTTTCTCCTTCCTGGATGAAGAGCCGCTTCAAGTATTCGCCTTTTTTATACAATTGACGAATTTTGTCCGGAATATATATCGGAGTACCACCACCATAGGGTGAACGGTACTTGAAAGGTTTGCCTTCCTTATCCAGATGTTCTTCCGGATATTGCCAACGAACACGGAAATATTCACGCATCTTACCGGTAGGTTTGCCCTTGGCATCTTTCTGTTCATATTTCACTGGCAGCCCTTCCAGATCATAATACTTGATAATGACATCATCACCATTTGTGTCTATATCACCTTTGGAAGTGACTGTACCCTTGCTGAAGGTGTGAGTTAATGTAACAGTATGGTTAGTGGAAGAATCATATATATGTGCAGCAACATCCTCTAAGGTCAAGCCAGATCCTTGTAGCATTGCAACACAATAAGAAGAAGAATCAACACCTTTTAATGCTTTCGAATTCTTTTTTAGAGTCTGATTCTTTTTTTTCTCCGGAACTGGATTATCCAGAAGCGTAACGTGAAAGCGGTCAGCTAAATAAGAAAGAGCCTCATTAAATGCCATATTCTGTACCCTCATTAGGTAAGTGATGGCATCATGACCGCCCACGTTGCATTTGTTAAAGCAACCGTACAGCTCTTTCTTTGAATTATAATTAAAAGTTTGTTTACCGCAAAGAGGACATTTACCGCGATAGTCATATCCTTTTTGTTCTTCCATATCCTGGAAGTCCCTTATGACCTCCAGGACATGTCCCTCAGCAGCTTTTTTTATTCTGTCTGTATTGTCTTTTGTGAAAAATTGGCTCATATTCTGTTTATTTTTTGCAAAGAAAAAAATTAGAAATTACCTGCAAAAGGACTATTTCTTTGAATAGAACTCCAGTCTGACACGACCATGCAAACCATTGCATAGAAATAAGCGGGTAATTTTTAGCCATATACCAGCTTCAGCTGCATATGGAGCAAATGCCCGAATTATTTTTCTAGCATGATACTTCTGCATCCGTCTGCGTTTAATCAGGTGTAATTGATCAAGTTTTATATTATCTCTTTTTTTTGTCATATCTTTTCTTTTTTATGAAGAATCTGCGTTTAGCACGCAATATTCGGTTTAATTCTGAAATACGGTCGTATTCAGTAGGAATGTCTTTATATATCATTGTCCAATAAAAGTCCTAATATGTCCCTAGATAGCACATCAAGAATAAAGATTCGTTCATTCTCTGTGTAGCCTTGAATATGTTCCCGGACAAAACCTAGTTCCATCCGCGCCACTTTCTTCAATTCCTCTCCCCTTGGAGAGAGATAACCGATACCGGCTATTTCGGCCGATATTTCCGGATTTGTATTTTTAGTAGGATCTGTCATAACGAGCACTATTTATTCTCTATTATCAAGGTCTATCAGTCTTCTCGCAGCATCACTTGATGACGCATAGCGGCAAATTTTACGAATAGCAGCATGCCTCTGGTTTTTAGAATAACATTTACAATCTTTTTTTTGATAATTAACTTTGAACCAATTAGGAGAGAATGGTGAAACTGGGCCTAATACAGTTACCTTAAAAATTCTCTTGACTATTTTATTTGCTTGTCTTATTTTCATATGTCTTTATCTCCTTTTTTTATTTTTAAGTTTGAGTTGACCATGTATCCTGTATAGAGGATTAAATTCGATATCACACAGAATTGTGTCATAAATCTGCTCATAGGAATATTCTGGAAAGTGTTCAGCTATTTCAGGTATAGTAAGATCAGAAAATATTAAATCGCGACACTTATTACGATCAATATTAACAACTTTGTAGTTCTCGTCTTTATAACGTCTATTCTGCTCACGTCTATATTCGCGTTCACCTTTAATCCATTCTTTAGTTTCGACTACTCCCCACCGGCCAAGCGTTCGAGCTATTGTGTTTCTGTCAACGTCAAAATTTACAGCTATCCTTCGTATGGGTACACCCCATCTGAACTGTTCAATTACCTTCTCTTTTACAGCATCCAGTTTTACACTTTCAGAAAGACATCCCATTGGTCGGCCGCAAAGGACACCCATTTTCATCCGGAGTCTTAAACCTTCTTTCGTTCGTTGTCGTATCATCTGACGTTCGATTTCAGCAGAAAGGCCAAACGCAAAAGCAAGCACCTTGCTTTGAATATCGTCACCGAGAACAAATTTATCCTTAACAGTATAGATGATACATCCCTGTTCCATACAGAAATGAAGAATATCCATAACCATGTATAGGTCACGTCCAAGACGGCTTATTTCACTACATATTATCACATCACCTTTTTTGATCTGTTTCAGCAGCGGGCCTAGGTTACGTTTATCTGGATCTTTACCACCACTTACACCTTCATCAGTAATGTAATTATCTATGCGCCAACCATGATCAGTAGCAAACTGTTCTACACCTTGCCGCTGCGAGTTTACATCTTGTTCATCTGAGGAAACTCTCAAATATCCGTATATCATATTATCACATTTAAAAAATCATCAGCTTCCTTACCGTAATGTTTAATTACTATTTCTGTAATAGACATTCTATTCCACTCTTCAGGATAAAGCTTTTCTATCTGTCGTCCAAATTGAGTTATATCAATAGTTATATGTCCATTTATGACAGTAAGCAGGCTATCTCTAATGTCTTCCATACTTATATCTGGGAAAAATCGATGAAAGTCCTCATGGAAGCGAAACGACTCGTTTATTCTATATCTTTTCATCTATTCTGTTATATCAATAAACATTTTTTCTTCTCCTAGCCAAATAAGAGCTTCAGGGAGTGCATATTCTACAGTAAACTTTACCATACCATCATACTTTGGTACATCTTCAATGCTTACAAATCGTAATATCTTTTCAGTAAATTTCGTTTCGATTTTTTTCTTTAACGGATTAGCAATTCTTTCCAAACAAAAAAAAGATACTTTTTTCATACTGTCATTTGATAAAATATTCGCAGCTATAAGCTCCTGAACTACTTGGGAAATTAACATCTACACAAAACTCACCACACATCAGGAATGGTTTATCTGAGGTTATTATACCCTCTTCATGAGTGTTTGGATCTATAACCTTTTCCCCTTTCATCATATTATCCAATGCAGCTTTCATCTTGTCGCTAGTATAACATTTGATTTTCTTGCCAGAAGATTCATAGGCTATCAATCCCATATTTAATGAAGACATAGCTTCTTCTACAATTTTCATTATATCTCTTTTACTCAGAATTTTACATGTTTCAAATTGCTGAACTTTAACATCCGGGAATTTTTTTATAAAATGTCGTTTTTCCATATGCTTTACTTTTTTCTTTATGTTCGTTTTTAATTCCACATCTTTGTTCTGTTATTTATTTTTTCGAGATACGCAGAAATCCTTTTTTCAGGATTTTCACCGTCCCGTACAAATATTCGAGTATGGCTTTTATCGCCAGGAATAGCAACATATCGGCCATGCCGTTCAATGTGTCGGTGGTGAGCAATTTTAGCTTCCGTACCAGCAGGATTTTTATCTAAATCAGCTTTTATTTTTAAGGAGTCATTATCATTAGTCATAGTAGGATCTTTAAATAGATTTAATTGAATTATAATATGCAACTAATGCAGCCGTATTATTCAGACCTAATCGTGCTCTCATATTGTTTCGATGGCGAATAACCGTAAAAATAGAGATATGAAACAGGTCAGCAATTTGTTGATTTGTATAGCCTGAAGCTATGAGTTCAAGTATATTAAGTTCTTGTCGACGTAATCGTGTATCAAGTTCCGGCGAACAAACAACACCACATAATTTACAATCAGCGGTATTCCGTAGAGGACAAGCAACTTGCTCAAGATGAAAATTCCCCTTCTGATCAATGTCTAATTGGAGTGTATCTAATGATCCGAAATTACACCTGCAAAATCGATGTACAATCATATAGGTGTAATATGAATTATTCATTGAAGATCGAGAGTAGAATTTACATAAGGCTGAATAAGCCTTAGGATATCTGTCATTAATTAGCTGAAGTATAGCAGCAATCAGCTCACTATCGTTTTGCTTCAGCACCTTGACAGAACCATCCAGTGGCTTCACCATAACATCACCATCTGGAGTGCTATAGAATTCGATATTTGCAAGATCAATCATGGCTTAGGAAATAATTCTTCAATGGGTCGGTTTAATACTTCTGCAATAATTTTTTGCTTTATCGGTGGCGGTGTAATCTGTCCAGACAGCCACCGATACACCACAGATTCAGAAGTCTGTGTTTTTTCCATGAGCAGCTTCACCAGACGAGCTCTCTCATTCGGTTGGGATTTGATGTCAGTAAATACCATTTTTTTAAGATTTTAGTTAATAATAGACGCAACTGAATCTTTTTTTGTTATTTTCGTCACGTCAGAAAACTTTCGTAACGCAAATATGCGTGATATTTATCGCATTTCAAAGTTTTATTGCGGTAAATATATCGCATTAACATATTATAACGTAATGAGAACAAAAAAAGTAAATACCGAATTAAAGGAAAGAATGCTCAAAATATGCTCAGAATTAGGCATTTCCCCTAACAAATTATCAGAAGAGAGCGGAATGAGTCGCGAATATATACGACAGATGAAAGAATACATAGCCGCGGACTTATTGCGTTACATATCTCGCAATTATCCTTCTATTAATCTTGTATGGCTAATAACAGGAGATGGTGAAATGAAAAATGAATCTTCAACTCAAGATATGTCTTTGCTTATAAAAATGTTGAATGAAGAGAGAGAGAAAAACCAAGCTCTACAGAATCAGATCAATGAGCTTGAAGCCAAATTAAAAGAAATTAAAGCCTGATAGCAACTATTAATCAGTTATTATCAGGTTTTTAAATCACCAGAAACGGGACAAATACGGGACAAAATGCCCTTAAATATACAATATATAAAGCAAAATATTAATTGATAATCAAATAGATACATCGCTGAACCTATAATAATAGAATCCAGTCACCCCGACTGGTAAAAAGCATTGATAATCTGATGATTGTCGATGCTTTTTTTGTTTTTAGGCATATCGCTGCAAGCGGCGGCTTAATCGAGCAAATTAAACCAGCAATTAAACCAAGAATTAAACCAGATTCTTATGGACGCTACAATTTCAGTGATTTGCTACAAAAGTAAAACCTTAGCAAATGGAGAACACCCTTTAATGTTGAGAATTGCACAGAATGGGAAACAAACTCACTCTTTTCAGTAGGTGGCGTGCGTGCTTATAATCACATGAATCTCTACAGTAAGAAAACAGTAGAGAAATTCAAGATTTTTATAGGATTCAAAAATATGGTATACTGCAATTTATGCGTTTCAACGGATGGATATTTGAGTAATTTGGAAGTTTCAAATACCTGTGATTATATCGTTCTGTCTTGGAAATGTTTCATGCCTACAATCCAACAAAACACATTCATTTAATGCAGCAGTTGGGAAATACCTGTATGAATGAACACCAGCTTGCACAGATTTTAGAAAAGATGCATCTATATCAATGTCTGCCACAAGGTTTTCAAAAGAGTATTCCACATTTGCTTATAACTGATACACAGATTAATTCAGTAGCCAAAGCATACATACAGGATGAGAATTTTGGAAGTTTTGGTAATGACTTAAATATGTGGAAGTTTTATAACTTACTCACTGGAGCAAATAAAAGCAGCCACATAGGTTCATTCTTAGACCGTTCCCAAAATGCAACGGAAATAGCGACAGGAATAAATGAAGCATTGCATGATGACGAGCGTTACAGATGGTTTATTGATTAATTAACCTTTAAATGGAGGATATTCTATAAAATGAGTATTCTCCATTTTTCTACTACTAAAGATTTTATGAATCAGAAGAATTTCAAAATTATGAGTTTGGCTACATTATTCTTATTTGTATTAATAATATTGCTTTTCGTCTGTCCCATATTTGCGTTTTTTTATGGTAGGACTTTATCAGACAATCACTAATGCACAAAGTGAATGTTTAGCTATTATTCAATTAGTTAGCTATTATGGATATACAGCGGACATTCACTTTTATTATTAAGCCCTCAAAAGTAAATGTTATAAGTTTGAAATACAATAATACAACGGCTGACTTCTTGGAATGGGACGAAGCTATGAACCTTATTAGAAAACTTTATAAGGATGGAAATTACAACATGAGTTTATTGATTACTTTAGGTTGTTTCTTTAGTTTAAGGATAGGTGACATTCTTTCTTTAAGGTGGAATCAGATTCTAAATGCAAATGAGTTCACCATAATAAAAAAGAAAACAGGAAAGAAAAGAACTACCCGTATAAACACACAACTCCAAAGGCATATATCTGAATGTTACAAGTCTATCAGACCAACAGGAATCAATGCACCTATATTAGTAAGCCAGAAAGGTACAGTCTTTTCAGTTCAGAGAATAAACAATATACTGAAAGAACTGAAAAAGAAATACAGACTGCATATAGGTAATTTTAGCTGTCATTCTCTTAGAAGGACTTTTGGCAGACAGGTATATAACATGAATAGTGAAAATTCAGAGTTGACTTTAGTAAAGCTCATGGAACTTTTCAACCATTCAAGTATTGCAATTACTAAAAGGTATCTTGGACTAAGACAGGAAGAACTTCTGAATACTTACGAATGTCTTAGCTTCTAAATCTGTTACAGGTAGGAAATCTGAAAATTTTGCTCTTATATGGGCAGAGTTGGATTTTCTACCTATCTTTAAATTTTAAAGTAAAAACATCAATAAACCAACATAATAGACAATATCCTTGTTTATCAATGTGTTTTTTTCTAATTTTGTGGCAATTCCACGATGGAAGGACATATTTAGAATGAGCATTTGTTGCTAATCTGTTATGAAATCTGGACAATTTCATTGCAAAAGAATAGTAGAACAAGGGGCTCATGCTTTCGTGTCGTATATATGTATCTTATATATACCTCATGAGGCATGGGCTATTGTCTATTACTTTTGCAAGGGCAGTCCAGAGCCTCATAACGGTAGTATTCAATAGCTCCCATGCCTTTTCTATATATAATTGTTGCACTTTAAACACTATTTCTGGGGGCTGATAGCACATGAATTTATTATGAAAGAATACTATGAAGTTCTATCAGAAGAACAAATTTTCCACATTAAAGAAATTGTGTGTGATAATGAGATCAGTCGCTATCCTTCTGAATTTGCAATTTATTATGTTGATAATATTAATATTGCATTTGGTAAATTTATTGATGGGTATTGCCTTGTTTACGTAAATCAAGGGCAAAAAAATATTTCTGAACATGAAGAATCTTCACAATTTTTTGCCTCATATATCATAGATGAAAAAGGTGATTTTGTCAAATTACCTTTTGATAAAGATAAAAAACTTACAGGTATCACTGAAATAGATAAAGACGATTATCAAATTAAAATTCAACGTATATATGCAAAGAAAATACCTGCAAAATTTTCTACAGACGATATTTGGAATGTAAATAATGAATTGTCACCAACTTCTTATGTGCTATATCAAGGATATTATTTACCTTCATTTGGTGACGATAGTAGTGATGATATAAAAGAAATATATGGAGGTATTATTGATTTACATTCAAAAATGCGACTTTATAAAAAAGATATAAGTTGTTTCATTAATAGATTATTCAATAGACGATATATGTTTTTAAAGTGGCAGATGGAATCAAAAGATGGAGCATGTGAAACTGATTGGGATATTTTTTGTAATCATGGATATTCCGAAGATGAATTAATAGATTGTTATGAAAACAGATATGGTCTATTTGATATATGGAAAAGAAAAACACTTATTCATTGTGATAATACAGGACTTTATTATATAAATGGTTTTAGAAAGATAGAGCTTGAAGGTGATGATATTTACACATTTACTTATAACGATTTAAAAAAAGGAGTTGGTGTTAAATATTCTCCTCGTATAAAGGAATGCTCAACAACTCCAAACTTGTTAGCAACAAATAATGATACTTTCGATTATGAATGCGTAAATATTATTGATAGATTTAATCCTGCACATTCATTTATTTTAAGAGAAGGTAAATATGCTGGAAGAAACTTGTTATGGCTTTTAATAGAGAAAAGTCAAATAGTATTTAAATACATAAATTTAAACTATATTTGGTTCTCTTCCATAAGTGATTTGCCATCTTGTATTGATAAAGATATTATCAATGCCATTTGGTTAAGAATGGATATGAAAAAAGAATTTGAACCAATTTTTGATGCAGATTCTCCAATATATTCCAAGGATTGTTTTCCTTTATGTGAAAGGTCGTTATATGAAGGGAGAACAATAGCTTATGTTATAAGTAATGCTTACAATTACATATACGAACTTGTTACTAAATATCAAAGTCCTATGGAAATTGATTTACAAGTGTTTGATATTTTAGAAGAACGGTGGTCAGAAGATGAAACACTTTTGGAAAAGTTGCAAAATATAAAGTATGAAGTTGAATGTGTTAAACAAGAAAAGGAATCTCAAAGAGAAGAAGAACAGAATTGGATTTCTGGTTGCTA